ATTTCGGTTGGCTCTCTTTTGCAATGCGGTTGACTTGACGGGTGATGGCGCCCTTGAGCTGGACCAGCTTGGCCAGTTCGGGCGACTTGCGGGCAGGGTGGTTTCGGCGCGCGTTCTCGGCGCGGCTAATGCATTCGAGGCGGCCAATCGTGATTTCGGCCTCCTGGGTAGTCCGTTGGCCAGGCCGGAACACGATAATGTGACCCTCTGGTACAGGACCGTTCGCGGCTTCCCAGACGATCCGATGCACAGCTGTCCAGCGCCTGGCCGGGACGATTTCCCGGTTGTCGGTCATCTTGCGTTCCAGAAGTCCGTCGCGCGTTACACGCAGGCTGCCGATGGGTAGGTAGTTCCTGGCGTCTTCTGGCCGGCGCGCCTTGAACTGCGTTGCCCGGGTGTTTTCGTGGTGTCCGGTCGATCCCGGCACGCCCTTGTTCCAGGGTACCGCGCCTGGCTGAAATTGCGTGGCCACCATGCGGGGGTCATCCCTACCGCGCCGGATTCGGCCGCTGTGCTCACTGTCATTGAAGGCTTGGGATTTCTTGATCCCCAGGGCCGCGGCTTGACGGTAGATCGTTGACGTGCTGTAGCCGAGGAGCTGGGCAACCTGATCGGCTGGCGTGTCTGGGTACAGGGTACGCAGTTGGGAAATCTGCTGCGGGGTCCAACTGGTGGCTGCTGCTTTAGTAGTCATGGGCCTCGGAACAAAAAAAAGCCAGCTCGAAGGCTGGCTTGCTGGGGTAGGGGGAGTGCATCAGGAAAGCGCGCAGCGCGCGCTGTGCTCATGCCTCGTGTTTTGGGCGTAAAAAAACCGGCTTGAGGCCGGTTCTGGTCAGTCCATGTCCAACTGTGGGATCAGCTGCTGGAGCCTCTGGAGGGCGAACTCGCCAGGGCGGGTTCCTATCCCCTCCAGCACTTCGGCGTCATCTACCAGGTGGTAGGCCATGGTCCACTTGCTGAACCGCCTGTAAGGCTCGCGCTTGAGGTGCAGCAGAGGGGTGAAGTTGACATGCCGAGGGTCTCGGACCAGCACCGCCACCAAGTTTTGAAGCTGGTAGCTTGGTCCTTCGATGTACTGGCAGAAGAATTCGCCGTCGAAGACCAGGATGCCCGTGATCTGAGCGGTTTCGTTGAAGGCCCGGGCTGTTTTGACGATCTGCGCAACGCAGGTGGCGTCAGCTCCGGGGGCAAGCTTGCTCTGGTAGAGAAAGCATTCGAGCAGATTGTTGCTCAAGCTTTCCTCGCTTTCATATAGTGAAAGTCGATAGTAGTCGCAAACTTCCTCGATGGTTGCGCTGTTACCTATTTGCTGTTTCTATTTTTCGACAAGGAAAAGCCCCTGGCGCGTGCACACCCAGGGGCTTGAGGTGCCGCCTAGACTTGGCGCGCACCTCCATGGTTGGTGTATCGGCTACACGTTGCCCAACTTTTGGTTGGCTGGTTCGGGGCTTACCCTTGGTCTCTGCGGCTGATGTGTCACTCTCTAATGTTTGTGAAGGTGTGTTACCGAAGTGCCTGTTGGGCCCGCTGATTGCTCCTTGTGCTTGCAGGCTCGAATTTCCGGGCCTGAAGTCAAAGCTCATGAAAGGAACCAGAAATGGCACAGCATGAAGACCACGGCCGACACGGTCAGCACCGTCAGCAGCAGCAGGACTCTGGCGACGGAAACGGCCGTCGCGACCAGTTTGACGAAAGCCACCGCTCCTACGCAGGACGCGGGCAGGGCCAGTGGCGTGACGAGGGCCAGTGGGAAGGACATCGCGGCGGCTACGCAGGTGGTCAGCAGGGCGGTGGTGGATACCCCGACAGGGGCTATCCAGGCGGTCAGCAGTCCGCCTATCAGGGCTACCAAGGCGAGCAGCAAGGTGGCTACGGCGGCGGATACGGGCCAGCGCCTGGTCGCCGGGAGTTCGGATACGGCGGCGGCAGCGGATACGGCGACCAAGGCTACGAACGTTCTCGACAAGATCAAGGCTACCCGCGCCAGTCGCAGCAAGGCGGCTGGGGGGGCTATGACCGCAATGATTTTGGGCGCGACGCCCAAAGCTGGGATCGCGGGTCGGGTCGAGGCGGCTATGGCGGCAATTTCGGTAATTCTGACCAGCAAGATGTACGGCAAGGCCGCACAAATCAGCGCTCTGAGGCGTTCGACCCCGACTACCACCAGTGGCGCCAGGAACAGGTAGACGCTCTGGATGAGGACTACCGTAACTGGCGCAACGATCGCTACAAAAAGTTCTCTGACGAGTTCACGAAGTGGCGCACCGACCGCGATGCCCAACGCGGCAGCAACAAGGACGGCGGGTCCGGTTCAACATCTGGCCAGCAGAGCACGGCTGGGAAAGAGCACAAGTAATCCGTTTTTTGCAGTAACCTGCTCCTAGTCTGCCGGCCCTCAACAGTATTTGTTGAGGGCCGGTTGCTACGTCTGCAAAGCGTTTGATGTGAGGGCGCCATGGATCTTCGGATATGTGAACCTGAACTGCAAGCCATGCATGTTTGGCACGCAAGCATGGTGATACTGGTGAAGCGGGGCGAGGCAAGCGGAGTGCCCATATTTGAGGCGCCTGCAGTGGCTCCCCCCGCTTCGTTCCCAATAGGAATTGAGTTTCCCTATCACTTGTTGGTTATCGAAGTCGATGACCCTGAGGACAGGGCTACTCAAGATCGCATTCGCTGCAGTTTGAGCAAATTTGACGTTTAAGCGGTTGATTTTTCGGGAATAAGAAACCCTGCGCGTTCCTTGCCCTTGATCCAGTTCGGTGGCTTGCCCCGGCCGGTCCAGGTCGCGCCGCTTTCGGGATCACGGAACTTGGGTGCGCCCACTGAGCCCTTCGTCTTGGAGCCGCTGGAAGGAAATACGTCCTGCTCGGTCAACTGGTACTCCTGCACCAGGGCGCGGACCTCTGCCACCGCTCCGGCCTTCTCCGTCTTCATCACCTCTGCAATGCGTGCATCCAGTTCGGCCTTTTGCTGCAGCAGGGTCTTGTTCATCTTATTTTCTCCAGTTGGTTAGGAAAGTTGAAGCCCACCAGGGTGAGCATTGTTGAGAAACATTTATCAGTTGGCAAATGCGGCCGCCAGAAGGAAGGCGCCGGCAAAGCCAGTTCCCCCGGCCAGAAGGCTCATTCCGGCAAGGCCAAGGAAAACGCTGCGCAAGCTCATGGCAGTGCCTGAAAGCTGTCGCGCACGTCGGTGATGTGCGCGATCAGGCCATCGCAGAACGCCGCGAAGCTGGTGGCGGGCATATGCACTGCGCCTCGGTCCTTGACGGTCTGCACGCCCACCGCGTTCGCGGTCGTGGCGCTGATCTCGAAGATGCCCAGGCGGGCATTGATCTGGCCCAGCTTCAACGTCTGGCCGCTGGACACCAGTTCCTGCAGCTGCTGCTGGTCCAGCGCCGCCGGGCTGGGCGCGGCGGGCGGTGCGGGCTGCAGCGCAGGGACGGGCGCAATGTCCACCTCGGCATGCAGATCAGGCTGCGTGGCCAGGTCGAAGCCGATCAGCTCAGGCTGCGGCGGTGCCTCGTCGCGGACGGCAGGCGCTGGCTCCGGATGCGTGACCGCAAATTCCGCGATGCACTGCGCGTAGTACGCCCGAGCCAGTTCCAGCTTCACGTCCATCTGCGCCTCCAGCGCGCGGTCGCGCTCGATGGTCCAGGTGGTCAGGCGCATGTGCTCGGGGATGTGCTCGACCAGGTGCAGCTGCTGCGGCTCGTACTGGCCCAGCAGTTCCTCGGGCGTGTTGACCATGGCGTAGTTGACCTCCCAGCGGTCCACGTCCCACAGGCGCATGTAGCCGCGCATCTGCCAGGCATACAGCGAGTCCTCGCAGTCGCGCACGAATGCGGGGAAGGTCTGCAGGCTCCACGAACATTTCAGGTCGTGACCGCAGCGGCGCGGCCCCAGGTCCACGGTGTCGGCTTCGCCCGTGATCTGGCCATCGCTGCGCCGTTCGGTGTTCTTGGCCAAGGTCAGCCCGCGCACACGGTTCAGCAGGGCCAGGCCTTCGGCTTCCACCGCCAGGCCCTTGTCCGTGTATTTGCTGGACACCTCGAAGTCCACGCCCCACAGTTCCTGTCGCACCAGCTCCCGGATGTAGGTCTTGGCGGTTTCGCTGAGCGTGCCCAGCTTGAGGCGCTCCAGCACGGCCTTCTCTTCGTCCGTGCGCTTCTTCTTCGCCTGAATGGCTTCCACCGCTGAGCCAGCAGCAGACGGTGCGCGCGGGCTGCGATGACCCGGCATGCGTGGCCTATGAGCACATGAAGCTGGGCACCCGGGCCGACAAGGCACGTGGTCGCAGCCTCACGCCATTGACCAGGCTGCGCATTGCCCGCACGCAACAGACCGCGCGCAGAAAGCTGGACATCGAGAAGGTGCGTGCCATCCGCGCGAGTACAGAGCCGGAGGCAGTACTGGCAGAGCGCTACGGCGTCTCCAAGCCCACCATCGGCCAGATCCGCAGAAACGAGACGTGGCGCGAGGCCGGCGGCATGTTCACTGCCCTGATTCCCGGGAGGGCTCGGGCATGAGCGTGATCCTTGGAATGGACCCCGGAGCCAACACGGGCGTGGCCGTTTTCGTTGATGGCCAACTGGTGGAGCTGCTGACGATCCCGCCGCACCACATCGGGCGCACGCTGGCCGCGCGCATGCCGTCGCGGGTGGTCTTCGAGGACAGCCGGCTGCAGTCGCACACCTGGACGCGCGGCAAGACTGGCACCGCCAGCGCCAAGATGGCGCGCAACGTGGGCCAGGTGGACGCGCGCTGCGCGGACATCACGGCGCACTGTGCAGACTTGGGCATTCCTGCCCACGGCATCAGCCCGGCAGGGAAGGGTGGCAAGCTGGATGCGAAGCGCTTCGCGGCCGTCACGGGCTGGACGGGGCCGAGCAACGAGCACAGCCGCGATGCGGCCATGGTGGCCTGGCCATACCGCCGCGCTGCGGATCTGCGGGGAGGTAGCCGTGGCTGAAATTGCCCTTCACGCCCATTGGGACGGCCCCGAGCAGGCCCGGGCCAACTTCCTGCAGCGCGTGGCACCCTGGTGCATGCAGCAGTGGGAGGCTGGCCGCCGGCTGGAGGTGTTCGTGCGCCTGCACGAGGACGCCAAGACCGACCGGCAGCGGACTTTCTATCACGACTTCGTGCTGGCAGAGATCGCGCGCCAGGTCGTCATTGACGGCCGCCGGCACTCGAAAGCGACCTGGAAGGAGCACTTCCGCGCCGAGTACCTGGGCAGCCGCGCGGTGACACACCATGACCCGATCAGCGG